GCTTGACCATGGCCATCCCAAGCAAGCCCACGCCCATGAGTGCCAGCCCTGCCGGCTCGGGCACCGCCGCCGCGCTCGCGCTAAACGTGCCACTCACGCTGCTGGTAAACGAACCGATACTGGTTCCTACAATGGCGAACGCTGGGCTGATATTGGCGAAGCCCAGTCCAATCGCACTTGGTGACGCGAGGTCGGTGATCACCGCAGAGGCAAAGTTGATAATGTCTGGTGGCGAACCGGCCGCCAGTGCGCCACCAGGGCCGACGCCGATGACGATGTCAGTGAACGATCCGCTCAGGTAGTTGGTGCCGGTGTTGTTCGCCAGCGCATTGATCGAGAACGTGCCGGCGTAATGCTGCGCCGCGCCGTTGCCGACCGGGGTCGCCGCGCCAGTCGACGCCAAGCTAAGATCGAGGAACGCCGCAACAGGCACGCCGTTCTCGATCTGGGTGATGGCGATCGGCGCGTCGCTTGCGGTGATCGTGGTCGCGGTCTGCACGCCATTCTCGGTCGCCGTGATCGGCGTGCCACTGGTCTGGCCAAAGGTTAAGATCACAGCGCCATAGGCTGGCGGCATTGCCGCAAGGCCGATGGTGGCGGCACCGGCCAAAAGTAGGGACTTCATCGGGTGTTACTCCTTTGGGTTACGACTTGCCGCAAGTTTCGATCAGTTTGATCAGCACACGCTCACGGGCATCCAGTTGGCTATCCATGTGCCAGATCAGCCCACCAACCACTAAGACGTTGACCAGTAGCAACGCGAGGAACTGCGCCGGCAGCCCACCAATGAGTTTGCTGCCCAGCCCAACAAGACCTTTGGTTTCCTCTTCAGTCATTCCCTCCCACTCATGGTGTCGGCACTCCCTGATTAGGTCGTAAGCGAGGACCACCGCCGCGTCCCGGCATCAGACCGTTGACGCCCGGGACTGGCGGCATGCGCGCACCCAGTCTGCCGTTCACCGGATTGATGGCCGGCGCATTCTGATCGCCCTGTGCCCCTTGGGCGCTCGGATCGCCGAGACCACCGCCGCGTGGCGCACCGGCCTGCGGACCGGCGCCTGGCGTGGGTCCCGGGTGCATCACCCCAGGCGGGCCGCCAGGCGGCATCCCAGGCGGGCCAGCGCCAGGCGGCATGCCGGGCATCAGGACTGGGCCAGGGCCGCCCACGGGCATCGCCATACCGGGGCGAAGCTCGCCTGACGCCGTCACCTGGTTGACCGGGTCCTGCGGCTCGGGCGCCTGCACGCCGCCGGGGAGGCGGTTCATCGCATCCATCGACGGCATGCCCGCCACGAAGGCGTCTGTGAGGTCCAGGCGATCGTCCAGCCGCTTCAGCAGCTCACGCGCCATCCACTCCGGGTTGATGCCGGGAACGCGTTGCAGCATCGGGAAGATGACCTGGGCGTTGGTGACTTCCTGCTGCTTGTTGGGCCGGCCGGTGGAGCCTTGCTTGACCGAGAGGTAGATGTTCTTCGCCACGTCTTCCTTGGTCAGCTCGGGCCACACCGCGCCCGGCCCGACGATCTCCTGGACAGTCTGGGCGGAGACGTTGAGCAAGAGAATTTTCCCGGCCGCCATCGCCAGCTGGGTCAGCATGTCGTCCTGGTCGTCGATCACTGACGACAAGTCAGTGTGGCGGGACGCGTCGGCGACTGCGGCCTCCGTTGCCGTGGAATTCGTGGTCTGTCCCATGCTGGACTGGTCCTGTCCCAGGACACGCAGCAAGTCCTCGAAGGTCTGGTTGGTCTCGTAGAGCGCTGGATCGATCGGCGGCATCTTGATAGGCTGTAAGACATCGTCGACCTTCTGGCCGGGCGCCAGCGCATTCAGTTCGATCAGCGCGTTCGCCGGGTGGGTGCGCAGCTTCTCCTTGTCCTCTTCCTCCAGGACGCCGGCAGCCACGGCCGTCTTGGGTCGGTTCGCTCGCCTATGCTCCCGTAGACCCTGTCTTGCCCGGTTCAGTTCGAGCTGCATGTCCTTCAGCAGATCGATATCCGACTTCGGGAAGACTTCCCGCTCGTGGTAGGTCTCGTTCAGGACGATCGGATACCAAGGCCAGAAGTCATCGTTGTAAACGTCGGGCGCGGCGGGTTCCTGGAGAAAGTCCTTGTAACCATCGCACAGGACGTAAACCAGGCCGTCTTTGCGCGAGTATATCTCCCAGACGCAGGCCAGGCTTTCGCCGCCATCGGGGAGTAGGCCGGGGAGACTTGGATTATTGCTGTCGCTGACCGAGTTACTGAACGTGCCATTGATGATGTCGTCACGGGAATAGGCGCGATATCCGTAGCCCACGTCGACGTTGTAAATCTCCTGCACTTCATCGACCGTGAGGAAATACTCCTGCGCCACGAAGTCGGCGCCCAGGAAGCCTTTCAGGTTGCGGCACTTGGGATCGACGATGATCGATGTCGTGTCAGGATAATCGAACGTCAGCCCCTCGCGAACGATCAGCTTGGGTTCCTGGTGCAGTGCTTGGATCGCCAGCCGCAGTTCTTCCGCTTCGGCGCTGTCCAGTTGGACCTCGTTATCCGCCAGGTCCGCCGAGAGACGTTCGATGTTGGCGATGCGCTCGCTCATGTCGGCGATGCGGCTCTCGACCTCAGGCCGCATCTTGAGCGCCCGCTGGAAGCCCAGCTTGACGTAACCGACACCCGTGATGATCGCCCGTCGGATGGACGCCTTCATCATCGTCTTGAACGGGAAGGTCTGCTGGTCGACGTTGTAGTTGTAAAGGATTTCCAGCGTCTTGCAGACGCGGTCCAGCATCTTGTCGTAGGACTGCACGTTCTTGAAATCGGCCATGATCGCCGCCGCGTTGGGCGCGCCGGGCATCATGGTCGGGTTGATGCCCTGCGCCTGCGCGATCATCTGCATCTGCTGCATCTGCTGCTGCGCGGCATTCAGCGTGAGCATGTCGCCATCCCAGATCACCGCCAGCATGCGCGGGCGCTTCTTGGCGACGATCGTCGGGTTGGAGGCGTAGAGCGCCGCCGTGCGTTGCTGGACGTGGCGCAGCGCGATGTTCGCGACGTAGCGGGTCTCGTCCTGATCGTGGCGGTCCTGCTCGGGCCACTGCCTGCCGTAGGCGAACTCCATGTTGCGGCGCATCCGCTTGAAGGTGCCATCCATCTTGCGCCGGGCGTTCTGAATGCGCTGGTTCCACCGACCCACGAGCTGGCGGCGTTGCTCGGATGGATCGGGCGGCTCGCGAGCGATCATGGACGATTGAACGCCCGTCGGCTGCCCGGTGATCGGGTCAATCGAGGCGTTCATGCCGCCCGGAGCCTGGAACGGTGGTGCGCCGGAACCGGACATGGCTTACCAGCCCCCGCTGGCGAACGAGAACGACGCCTGGCGCTTCTCGCGGTCGCGCTGTTGAGTAAGCCAACCAAAGCTGAAGGGCTTGGTCTTCTCCGGGATCAGCGGGTTGCGGATCGGGATCAGCTGCTGAAGCCCCAGCCCGATCAGCGCGAGCGCGTCGACGAAGTCATCATGCTGGTCGTGCGGGAACTTCAGGATTTCATCCCGCGCCATCGGCCACCAGGGCGCGTTCTCCGGGAAGTGCACCTTGTGCATCGCCATACGCCCCAGGATCGACTGGGCACGGGTTTGTTTGTCAGCTATGGGCGTGACCTCGATGATGGAACAGAAGGTCTTCGTTTCGAGCATCCGCTTGCGCAGGAAGGGACCGATGGACTTTGAGATGTGACTGCGCTCCGCCCACCAGAACAACGGATGATGTTCGGCCATCATGACGATCATGTTGTCGACCGCGCGGTCGGCCGTCATGGTGCGCCAGATGGCGTCGATCACCCAGATGTCGTCTTCCTCATCGACGCCCACGGTCAGCAGACAGGTGCGGTCGCTGCCCTGTTTCATGGAGACCGCGTGATCGGATGCGCAGTAGCGCCGCAAGTCGGCAGGCAGGTCCTTCTTGCGGTAGAGCTTGATGTAGTCCGCCTTGAAGAACGTGCCGCCTTCCGGGGATGGTCTTCCCTGGTAGAGGGCGCTGAAGCCGCGCGGGTCACGCCGTTTGATGCCCTCGAAGAACTCGACGCCGAAGCGGGATGGCCAGAGAGCTTCGTTTTCCTTGCGCTTCAGCACGTCGTGTTCACGGGCTAACGCCGGCAGGTCGATGATGTGCCACTGCGCGGCTTCGTCGGCGTCGTAGTAGTCGTTCATCGGATCGATGATCCGACCGACGATGTCGTCCTGATGCCACCGCGTCATAATAATCACGATGGCGCCCTCTTGCGTCATCAGGCGGGTAGAGGCGACACGGTTGAACCAGGTCCAGCAATGGTCGCGCACGGTCGGCGAATTGGCCTCCATGCTGTCCTTCACCGGATCATCGATAACAAAAAGATCGGCACCACGACCAGTTGTAGTGCCGCCACGGCCGACAAAAGCCAGAACGCCACCTTCAACAGTCTGTAATCGGTTGGCGGCCAGGCTGTCACTCTTGAGTTGAAACTCCGGGAACACCTGCGCAGTCGCCGGATGCTGGAGAATATCCCGGACCGCACGGCCCACATCCTCGGAGAACTTGTCATTGTAGGTGCCAAAGATGATGGAACGTCCCGGGTTGCGTCCGGCATACCAGGCGATGAAGCGCTTAGAGGCGAGTTCGGTCTTGCCATGACGCGGTGGCAACGATATGATCAAGCGCTTGATGCGGCCCTTCTCGACTTCCTCTAACGCCGCCGCCATGACCCTGTGAAAGCGCTGCGCGTCGTATTGCGAGTAATCTGGATCATCCGGGTTGTCGGGCGTCGGCATGGTGAGGGTGACGAACGGGATCAGGGTCTCGCGCGCGTCGATGCAGGCGATCAGCCGCTTAAGGATCAGCTCGTAACGGAAGGCGTCTTCACGCGTTATCATCGGGCGCTGGCTCCGATGGCGCGGTCACGTCGACCGTCAAGCTCATGGTGACGATGCGGTTGTCCAGCTCGAACGCACGAGTAGTGCTCGACGCCCAGGCGGTCTTGTGCTGAAGCCGCCGATGCCGGTGAGCACGCAGCACCTCTTCGACCTCGTCCAGGCATTCGGCCAGCAAGGCATCCATCTGTGTCATCGTGGCAGTCCCATCCGTGGAAAGCCGACGAGACACGCCAGCAGATCGAAGACGATGACGATCACGAAGATCAAAACCACCGCCCACATGGTGATGTTCAGCACTTGCATGATGACGGCACCAGGGCTGCCGAGTTGGCTCGCCACGTAGGGGACCAGCAGCTTGATCACCGCCACCACGGCGCCAACGACCACCAGCCAAATTAGTAAGTTCTCGATCCAGTTGAGGCTGAAGCACATGCTTTAGGTGACCGTGAAGGTGTTGGAGGTCGTGACGTGCGCCGGGGCCGTGACGGTCGCCACCGCCGTCCCGCTGCCCGCCGTCAGCGTGTTCGCCGGGAAGGTCGTGGTGTAGGCGCCGGTCGCTGCGGTGATGGCGGGTGACTGCGTTGCCTTGGTTACCGCACCGACTTGCAGCTGCACCGACACGGTCGCCGGCATCGGCATGCTGCGATCGACATAGACGGTGCCGGCCACTGTCGTAGCCGCCGTCGCCAGTTGGTTGGCGATGGTGTTGATATCGATACCGGCGGCGTTGCCACTGGCCGCGTAAGCACGCCACGCCTGTTTGAGCAGACGGAACACCGCAACCGGGTGGGATGGTGCGAAGACAGGTGCGGCCATGGTATCAGTCTCCTTCGGTTGGCGTGTCACCCATTGCAGGGCGACACGCCATACACAAAAGTCAGCCCTTCGGTTGCGCTGTTGGCGGAAGCGGATGTCCCGCGACACCACCAGGCGGGCCACCCGGCAGCGGATATCCGACCGTCAGGCTTGGGTCGATCACCGTGTAGCGGTAGCCAACGCCGACGATCCAGACGAGGCAGAGGACCGGCCCAGCGACCTCGGGAGGCAGTGGTGGGTAGACGCCACCTGGAGGCAACGGCATTCCAGGCACTTCACCGCCCGGCGCGATGGGTGGAGTTGCCACGCCACCAGGAGGGCCACCGGGCAACCCGATGTCGATCCCCGGCTGATCGCCGGGCAAACCACCGCCGATGTGAGGCGGATACGGCGGCGCAGGATAGGTCGGATAGATCGGCACGCCGGGCCGGATCGGCGACGGGGGTGGCCACATCGTCGGTGGATATGGCGGCTTCGGCCAGATGGTCGGCGGGCGCGGCAGGCTGTTATCAATCTGATCGGGCGGCACTGGGTAGGTGGGCGGCACCGGCAACGGATAACCGATGGTCGGCGGGGTCGGTGTGATCGTTACGGGCGGCAGCGGAATTCCGAAACCAGGATCAACCGGGCGCGGCACGCCGGGCAAGCTATTGTCGACACCGGGTTGATCGCCGGGCAGCGCATTGCCGGGACGAACCGGCGGACGCGGCAGGTCGTTGTCGACCCCGCCCTCGATGAGATACCCCTGTATATACGGCATGCATTACTCCTTTTAGGTTTTGCAGATCACGAAGTCTTAGTCGCCGCGAGCGTGCGCTCGACGGCGTCGATCCGTGCAGCGACGGCACTTACTTCCGCGTCGACGTAGCCCTTCGTGGCGGCGTCCATGTCCGCGACAGGATCGGCCGGCAGCTCGACCGGTTCGGGTGGCGACGGTTCCGGCGGTGTCGGGGGTGGGTCAGGCGTGTTGCCCTCGGCGAGCCACGCCTCGTATTCCTGGCGATCGCGATTGGCCGGATCGTCGGGGATGTAGCTTTGGTCCGCGACACGCAGCACGGTCGTGGTGTCGGTGAGGAGTTGGTATTCTGCCATGGTGTCCTCAGAGTTCTGCTGAGAATGTCATATTTTGGCTACTGTTGGCTGTCTGGACATGAGTTATAGCGTGCGCGTCTAACCCAACAGCGGCATAGCCGGCCCCTCCCCCTGCCACGGTCGGTATGGCTCGCATGGTCGAGGGGAAGGAGAATGTCGTTGCATAAAGACCAGAAGGCCCAACATAAATAGAGGCTGCCAAGAAGAACCGCTGGCAGTTGCTGAGATCATACCGCGGGTCCGGCTTCTCCAACGGTGTAGCCTGACCGCCGATCTCTAGCTGGACGCCCCAGAGACTGACGTTGCCACTCTGCACGCCGACATTTCCAGCACGCGTCGCTTGGCCAGAACCACTGGAGAACCAGAAGTTGATCCCTGTCTTGTCATCTTTGTTCGTGCCCAGCGTCTTGCCGGTGATGCTCGGGATAGCAAACGTCAGGCTGTAACGCGCCCACACCCCAGCACTAATTGTCACGGACTGACCAGCAGCATATATGTTAGCTGATGGCGAGCCACCCGTGCCAAATATCTGGTCATAAGATACCCCAAGCTTCTGTCCTGCATTGCTGTATGCGAAGAAGCTAATAGTGATAGTCTTGCCAGACAGCCGTTGAGTGCCTTCAACGAATTGTGTGAGCACCGTGTATGCTGCTGCACCTGCATTCCCGACAAATCCGCTATTGGCAAGCACAAAGGCACACGCTTCATCACCAGCAACACCCCCAGGAGCTACTGCCTGCTGAGTGATGGAGTTTGTATCCAGGTTGAAAGAAATGAACCAGCGATCCAACGTGTAAACTGAGTTCGTGGTGAACGGCCCCGCTCCACGCTGTGCCACATTGAACAGCGGATTGTGGATCAAGTTGCGACCGATGTCGTGCAGCGCCGTGCCGACGGAGGCGGCGACGAAGCTGGTCGTAGCCACGGATGTGTCGGCATCACCGGCCGCCGGATTTGGCGCTCGCGGGTCTCCGACGAAGACCGGCGACGATAAGGGCGCATACACCGTGGTGCCGGCACCAGAGACCCATTTGACGCCGTCCCATTGCCAGACGACGCCATTAGGCCCGGTGAAATTCTGGCCGGTCGTAGGTGCGTTGGGGAAGTCGAGGGCCATGGTTACCGCAGCACAATCGTGGTGTTGGTGATGAGTTGGTATGGTTGTGCCATGGTGTCCTCAGAGGTCCGCGGATGCAGTGAATGTGCCATTCGTGTTGTATGAACCAGTCACATTTGTTGAATACTGCCAGACCGATGCGCTTTGCGCACCCACACTGGTCCCACTGCAACCGACTTGCCCGATAGAGTTATAAACTATAGTCGGCGTCGCACGCATCGTTGTGGGAAACGTGGCGTTATAAGCGATAGTCCCTGAGGCTGAGGCGAGGCCAGCCATCTGCACAGGAAGTGGTCCTTGATAAAACCGCTGGCAATTCGCAAGATCATACCGTGGGTCCGGCTTCTCCAGTGGCGTCGGTTGCGTCTGTCCTGGCTGCGCGATCTCTAGCTGAACGCCCCAGATGCTGATGGTGCCGGACTGCACGCCGATGTTGCCGGCCATTGCGGCTGAGCTTGATCCTGCCGAGTAGAAGAACCGCAACCAAGTGCCTTCATCGCCAGCACTTCCGAGGGTTTTCCCTGCTGTGCTCGGGATCGCAATCGTCGTGGTATAGCGTGCCCACGTAGTGGCAAGAGGGATGGCATTCCCGGTTGCCAGCACCCACACACCGGCAGACGGCGAGCCACCACTGCCAAAGTTCTGATAGATGTTGATGCCAAGCTTCAATGCCGCCGAGCTTGCCGCCGCCCAAAAACTGACAGTCACGGTCTTGCCACCGAGCCGGCGCACACCCTCCATCGGCTGATGCACATAACTGACCGCGCCAGCACCCGCGTTGCCGGTAAAGTTACATTGGAGATATCTGCTTGCTGCTTCGTCACCGATCTGAGAACGGTCGGCGTCAGCTGCGGCGACCGTGCTGAGACTGACCGTATCCAGACTGACACCCAAGAACCACCGGTCGGCGGTATAGACGCTCGTCGTCCACGGCCCCGCCCCCCGCTGTGCCACATTGAACAGCGGATTGTGCAACAAATTCCGGCCGATGGCGTCGAAGGCCGGTGCAACGTCCGCCTTGGTGGCGGCGTTCGCCAGGCCGGTCATGTTCGCCGCAGTCACCCACTGCTGGCTGTTGCCGTCATCATAGCGCACATAAAGCTGGCCGCCGAGGCTGTCGAACCATAGCGTGCCGGGCAGCGCGGCCGGCGCCACGTCATTGATCAGCGCGCCGGCTGGCGGCCCAGCCGAGATCGCCGCCTTGACGAAGGCCGTGGTGGCAATGCTCGTGTCGTTGTCCTGCGTAGCTGGTGTCGGGGCTTGCGGGTCTCCGGTCAGGACGGGCGATGCCAATGGCGCATAGGGCTGTAGGGCGGTCCTTACGAAGGCCGTGGTCGATATGGATGTGTCATTATCGCCGGGCGCTGGGGTCGGTGCCTTTGGGTCGCCTGTGAACACGGGCGATGCCAGTGGCGCCACCGTCGTGGCATCCAGCACCAGCTTGTTGCCGGACGCGGCAAGTGACGTGGGGACACCGACCCAGAGGCGCACCGGATCGGCCATCTCCGTATATAACTGGCCCGGCAAGAGAGACAGGTTCGCGGGCGGTGCGTTGGAGGTCCTGCCTCTTGCCTGTTGAACGCGAGCAGTCATGTGGCTTTCCCCTTACGCCGCGAACGCCGGCAGCCCGGCCACGCCGAAGGCTTTGTCATCGATGTCCGGGGCTACCGCGAAGGTCACCGTGCTGCCGGCCACGGAGTAATCCAGCGCCGCCGCCTGCCAGACGCCGTTGAGCGAGAGCAAGAGGTTCTCCGCCGCCACCGGCACGACGGGGTTCGCGCTGCGGTCTAGGATCGGGAAGGTCACGGCCACGCCGTCGAACACCCAGGAGGTCGTGTCGATCGAGGTCACACCCGGCTGCGGCGTCGGCACGTCCGGGACCGGGACGATGGCGATGCCGAAGGTCCGCATGTCTGACGTGGGTGCGGTCACGAAGACCAGGGTCGAGCTGGAGACAGTGTAATCGGTGAACGCCTGCTGCCAGACGCCGTCCATCGAAAGCAAGAGGTCCGAAGCCGCCGCCACGATGAGCGTAGCACCTGCGGTGTCCTTAAGTAAGAAGGTCGTCTGGCTGCCGTCGAACACCCAGGCGGTGGTGTCGATCCTCGCGGTGCGCCAGTCGAGCTTCACCGTGGGGATGCTTTCCACCCAGATTTGCACGATGTTGCCGACGGATGCAGGGGCAGTGAGCGTCACCTGGTTGAGCGTCGCGGTGTAATCGGTGGGCGGCACCAGCAAGAGGCCCTGCTTGTAGACCGCGATCTGCTGATTGGAGGCTGGGTTATAGACCAGTGGGTGGCCGTCGCGATCGTTGCCAGTGAACACCGTCTGACCGGCCCCCGCGACCCAGATGGTGCGGTAGGTTTGCACGGGTGAAGGCGTCGACGCCGGCTGCCAACCGGTGCCGTTCCAGACATACATCGCGCCCATGGTCAGGTCGTAGTAGAGCGCGCCGGTCGAGATCGGGTTGCCCTGGCTATCGGCGGTCGGGGGCACCGCGAAGGCGCCAAGATAATACCGCTCGAACGCCGCGATGACATCGTTGCCGTGCTGGATGGTGCGGTTGGCCCACCAGCGCGAAGACCAGTGGTCGCCG